TTATGGATGATATTAATGGCATCGATCCAGCTATATCTAACGACTTAATGCTTGAGCTATCATCGCTAGAAGCACAGTCAATGGCTCTTAATGACGATCAAGCAGGCTCATCAACAACAACAACGGGCGGAACTGATGGTTTGCGCGGTTTAGTTGTTTATAGCACAAGCACTTCAGCCGCATCTTATGGCTCAAGCGGAACTGCTATAACTAATGGTATTCATACTGTTTTAAAAGAAGAATTTTCAGCTTCAGCAATTACTTATGACGACATTGTTAATGCGGCTAATTTATTGCCTGGTCAATATTGGGCATTACCTACAACTGCATGGCACTTACATCCTTCTTTAATTTCTCAATTAAGAAAATTAAAAGGATCAACAGGTGGCGCTCCAATGTTTGTAGAAACAGGAACGGAAGATGGCGGATCATTAGTTTATTTATTCGGATTCCCTGTTATTGTTAATCCTTATTTAGCCGCTCCAGCCGCAGGTAAAATTTCAGGCGTGTTAGCAAATTGGGATCAATTCTTAACTATTGCTGATGCAGAGGAAATGAATATTAAACGCTTTGATCAAACTGCACCTGGCTTTATAACTTTATTTGCAGAAAAACGATTAGCATCAACTGTTAGAAATCCTTTTGCAGGCGTATTTTTAGTAGGGGCTTAATAATGAGCGACACGCTTGGGCAAGTGCCGTATGGAACTACTCGCAATCCGTTCAACTATGATAAGTTTGAACAGATTAGTCGCGACTTAACTACAAACTGGCTAACAATAGATGAAATAGCGCAACAGTTAAATTTAGGAACTGATGAATCGCAAGATGCGTATTTAGAAAGTTTAGAATTAGCGGTTCGCATGCATATTGAAGATTATCTTGGTATGTCAATATTCCCTACTTCATATAGGGTTTATTATGGCTTATCAGCTAATTTTTCAACGCCTGTTTATTTAGATTTGCCAGTTACAAGTTATGTTGATAAGTTTAATAGTGGTAATTTAAGCATTACAAAAGTTGCTTATTATAATGGAAGCACGCCAAGCGTTTTAACAACAATTGCTTCAACTAACTATTATTATGATTCGACAGGAAATAAAGTTGTATTAAATAGCGGCATTCCATCGGATGTAAGCACTTTTAGAACAAGTCCTGTTATTGTTGAATATACGCAAAATGCAAACTTTACACAGGCTTATCCTGTAATTAAGCAAGCTGGATTATTATTATTTACCCATCTTTATAATAATAGATCAGAATCAGTAACGGATGGTTTGCAAAAGATTCCTTATGGAGTGGATTGTTTATTAAGACCTTATAAACCATTGGTGATGTAAATGGCCATAACAAAATTTGAAACAGTAGAAGTTAATGACTTGTCTTTTGCCACAAGCAGTTATGGTGAAACACAAACAACTAAAACTCTTAAATTTACAAGCAGGCCATTAATATCTGAAGTAAGAGCTAGTGTAAGCACTTCAGAAAAATTTAGAATATATAGTGATTTGGTGCAAATGAAATTTAACTACACACCAAACACAAGAGATATAGTAGATAACGATAATTTATATTCAATAACTTATCAAAATGTTGATTGGCGAATAGCTGATTCTAGTATATCTAATGATAGAATGAGTGTAACTTTAATATGTTACTTTAATAAACCAAGTGTAGATGTATAGATGGCAACTCAACAAGATGTTAGAGAATATGCACAGGCAATACAGGCAGAATTATCTAGTATAGTTACGCCTATACCTGTATATGCAAATTTTAATAGAAATTATGCAACGCAACCTAAATTTATTACTTGGCAATTAAGAGATGTGCATCAACCAGTTTATACTGGTAATGTTCAAAGTATTAAAGGTATAGATACCCCTGTTTTTCAGATTAGTGTATTTACGCAAGAAATGGCAGATGGTTTTGATACCTCTAACGATATTTTGCAAGCATTACATGGTTTTAGTGGAACTTTTGGTGGCGGTGGCCATAGCTTTAATGTTTCAAAGGCGGATGTAGTGTGGTTATATCATGGATACGACAATGAGATTGGGCTTCATAATATATTTATGGACTGCACTTTATATATACCAACATAAGATTTTTTAATTTTTTTAATGTGAGGAAATAATTATGGCACTTCCAAATAAAGTTTTACCAGGTTTTAGCGCAACTCTATATTGTCAAGCAGGTGCAACTCCAACTGTTTTAACAATTGCTGAATTATCAACATTCGCTAATACAGACGCTTTTTGTGTTTCAGCTAATGTTTTACCAGTAGAAGCTATCCCTGCTTTTGGTCAAGATGATGCAGTTGCAAACTATAATGTGGCAGGCTCTCGTCAATCTGACAAGATTCCTACACAAGCTCCACCAACATCAATGACTATTACTGCGGCATGGAATCCTGCTGATACACAATTACTATTAATGAGAGATGATGCTGAAAACGGCACAATTGATAGAACTTTTGTTATTCAGGCAACCGATGGAACAGATTATGTTAATTACGCATTTAATGGTCGCGTAGGTCAATTCCAAGTTGATCCTAACCCAACTGCTGAAGCTAAATGTATGTTTACAGTTCATCCACGCGGCAACCAATACGGATGGTCTAACTCTTAATTAATTGAGGAAAAGAAATGACAACACAAGTTAAAACAACTGATGATCTATTAAGTTATTTGGTATCCCAAGCTGGTTCAGGTCAAAAGAACTGGTTTGGGTTTGCCCAACAACGCTTAACAGGCATTGCTTTAGCTCACGATATTGCTAAAAATCATGCTGATAAACTAACGCCCGAACAAGCCGTTGATTACGCTATTAAACTTAATAATACGATTTATCAAAAAATAATTAAGGCAGAATAATGAGTGTCAAGTTTGCCGTCAATGGCTTAAAAGAAACTCTTAATGCATTTAAAGAATTTCAAGAACAATTTGGCGACAAAGACGCAAAAAGTAAAGTATTGATACCAGCAGTTAGAGAAGCCATGAAGCCTGTATTGGCTATGGCAAAAGCATTATCACCGAAAGACACAGGTGCATTGGATCGTTCTTTGTATATTACTGCAAGGCGACCTACTAGAAAAGATATGAAGTCAAGATATGTAACACCAAAAGATTCTGTTATATCTCTCGTTTCATCTCGACCAATTCCTAAAAAAGTAAAACAACAATTCCAAGCCGAATATGGTAATTTAAAAGGCAAAGATTATAAAAAAGCTAAAAGAAAGTTTTATACAGAGCAAGGCGTTATGTTTGACGCTAGAGCTATAGCAAATGAATTTGGAACGGCTAATATGTCAGCTAAACCATTTATGCGTGTGTCATTAGAATCACAAGCGCAAATGGTAGCTACACAGTTAGGCATAATTTTAAAACAAAAAATGGATTCATATAAAGCAAAAAATTCATAACAAAAAGGAAAATAAGATATGAGTAAATTAGGAAGTTTATTAGGAAAAGAATATGAAGATCACAAACAATCTATTCTTACAAGAACACTAAAATTTAATGAAGCTACTTTTAAAGTAATTGTTCCTAGTGTTGCAAAAATTGAATCAATTTATAATTATAGAAACTCACCTAATCTTGAAAAAATTGAAGCTATTTATAAAGAATTAAAAACAAATTTAGTTATTAAACCTGAAGATAAGGTTGAAGAAACAGAAAATGATATTGTAGTAAATGGCAGATCAATTAGAGAATCTGCACTTAATACTCACTTAACTCAATATCAAGTTTTAGAATATTTTAAATTTTTAGTTCCACAAGATGGGCAAGATATTAATACTTTAACTTATGAAGATATTAATGCAGAAATACCTTTACAAATTCAAATAGAATTTTTAGGTAAAATTAATGAAATTTTAAGTCCTGACTATAAAGATATTCGTTCAAAATAACTAGCTCGTTAAGAACCCAAGTTAGAGCGTCTATGGTTTTTAACGGGCATACACAAGATAGTATAGACGCGCTAGATGATGCTATATTCAACGAAATTGTTGTTATGTATGCTGATGGGTTGATTGGAAATAAAAACCTTATAACAACCCTAGGGACGCTTACTGCTGGGGTATTTAATTATATGCGCTCAAGTAGTAGTTTGCCTTATAATCTAAAAGGTGTCATTGGTAGTGCTTATGGTTATATCTATGATGATAAAGAAGCTGATCCTAGCGATTCATTATTAACATTTATGACACAAGCACCTGGATTTACAATGAATAAATTTAAAGGTGAATAATGGCAATTATTTCAAGATTAGCGGTTTTACTTGGGCTTGATGCAGGCGAGTTTAATGCAGGACTTGGTAAAGCTAAAGATAAAGTAGAAGGATTTTCTGCATCCACTAAAATTGGACTTGCCGCCGTTTCAGCTTCTTTTCTTGCGCTTGGTAGATCCGCAATTCAATATGCTGATCAAATATCTCAAGTAGCTCAAGCCAATGATACTGCAATCCATGACATATTAGCTCTTAATGAAGCTTTACTTGTTGCAGGTGGCGGTGCTGATTCTGCTGGAAAATTATTTGCCGCATTTAATAATAAAATTGATGAAGCCGCATCAGGCTCGGATAAAACTCGCGCAGTATTTCAAAAGCTTGGAGTATCTCTTGCTGACATTGGCAATTTACCTACAGATAAACTTCTTGAAAAAACTCTGAAACAATTAAGCGCAATTCCTGATTCAGCTACTCGATCAGCTAAAACTGTAGAGCTTTTAGGAAGGGCAATGAGAGGGCTTGATGTTAGAGAAGTATATGAAGAACTTATGGCGGCTCAAGGTAAATATACCGCAGACATGGATAAATCTTTTTACCAAGTAAAACAAACAATGGATATTTTAACTGCTTCTTTTACTGAATTAAAAACTTCTTTTATTGTTAGTTTTGGCCCTGCAATTGAAGGTTTAGTTGTTTTATTTACAAAATTAACTTGGGCAATAGCTGGCACACTTTCAGGCTTAAAAGACCTTGTTACTTTAGATTTTGATGCAATTAAAAATTGGGATTTTGGTGTAGGAAAAGAAAAAGAGCTTGAAGAAAAATTAAAAAAGATTAGAAATCAAAAACCGCCATCAAGTGGAACAGGTGGCAGACCTATGGAAGCGGGTGAACTTCTTACCAAGCAAGAAGAATTTTATAAAAAAGAACTTCAGATATCGGAAGCAAAAAGACAAAGAAATCAAAAAGAAGCTGAATTAGTATTTTTAACAGAAAATGAAAAAAAACTTCAATTAGAATTATTTGATATTGAGCAAAAGCGCAAACTATTGGTTCTTGAAAAGAAAATGAATCAAGAACAAGCTAATGAATTTGCTCAATCAGAAAAGAAAAGAGCGCAAGAAGATTATCAAATTGCGCAATCACAAAGAACTTTTGAATTTGGTTGGCAAAAAGCTTTTGCTAGTTATACCGATAGCGCTACTAATGCCGCTAAATTAGGCGAGCAAGCTTTTGTATCTGTTACTCAAAACCTTGAAGCCGCATTAGATAGGTTTGTTCAAACAGGCAAATTAAGTTTTAGTGATTTAGCAAGAAGCATTATTAGCGACCTTATTAAAATTCAATTAAAAGCACAAGCTACTTCTTTATTTAGTAGTTTAGGTATCGGTGATTTTTTTAGTGGTATATTTGGTGGCGGTGGAAGCAAAACTGCATTTAGTGGCGGAATAAAATTGCCTGGACTTGCTAATGGTGGTGATATAACTGGCCCATCTATTGTTGGCGAGCGTGGCCCTGAATTGTTTGTTCCTAAAACCGCAGGCACTATTATTCCTAACAATCAATTAAGCTCTATGGGCGGTGGCCCTCAAGTAGTGTATAATGGGCCTTATATTGCAAGCATGAGTGCTATTGATACGCAATCAGCAACACAATTTTTATCAAGAAATAAACAAGCGGTATTTGCGGCTAATCAATCCGCTACAAGATCATTACCACAATCGAGATAATAATTATGTCATTAAATACAATATTAGAAGTTTCAGAATCAATTGCAATTAATGATCAAAAGCTTGTTGGTCAAGTTTTAAGTCGCAATCAACGCATCTCAACTTCCGAACTTCTTACTGTTCAACCTTTTGAATTTACAATGAATCCTATGAAATATTTGCTTTATAGTCAAAATAGAGATTTGTTATCATCTTTGCGCGTAGCAGATAAAGCTACAGAACAATATCTTAATTTTACAAATATTGGGTGGCTTAATTATGTTGCTTATCAAGGCGACATGACATTAGGCGAAATTGCGGCTTGTCAATGGCAAACTTCAAGCGCTAATAAAACACTTGTATTAGGTAGTTTACCTAGTATATCTTCAGGTTCTTATATTGTTAAAAAAGGCGATTTTTGCCAAGTAGGCCGATATGCTTATATTGCAACGGCTGATGTTCAAAGAGGATCAGGCTCAACTGTTAATATTCCTGTTCACAGAAATTTAATTGATACTTTAGTAAGTGCAGTTGGCGCAGTTATTGGTCAATACGGAACAACCATATCTTTAGGTGGCACAAATTATACAGGAACTACATTTCCTGTAATTTTAAGAGAGTATCCTACCTATACATTAGTGCCTATGACTAATGATTCATTTATTTCTTGGAATGGCCCTTTTGTGGCTATTGAAGATGTGCTATGAATGTAATAACACCCGTAACTAATACTAACAATATAAGAATGGCAGACTTTGTTCGCGTTACTACGCGAGCTACTGTTATTGCTGGCAATCTTGTTATTGGTCAAACTTATACAGTTAGAACTACTGTTACTGGCGGAATTAATCCTACTGATTGGACTTCTTGGGGTGCGGCTAATAATAATTACGGAACAGTTTTTGTAGCAACAGGTATTGGATCAGGCACAGGAACAGTTTATGAAGAAGTAGTTTATAGATTTGCTACAACACCAAGTGCATTAACTATAGCCGCAGTTGATAGCGAGCCTTTTGATGCATTAGGTGGATTAGTTAAAATTAATGATGTTCAAAGAGATATTAAATCAACGGCTAATGAAACAAGTATAACTATTGTTGGAATTGATACTGCTTTATTAGGATGGACTTTAGGCCATGAAATAAAAGGTTCTTATATTGAAATGTGGCATGGTTTTTTTGATACTAATGGCGCATTAATAACTACAGGCGGCACAGGCGGTTTATATAAATTTTTTACAGGCTATGTAAATTCTTTTGCAATATCAGAGCAATGGATGGAAGAAATAAGAATGTATGTAGGTGTTATTAATGTATCTGCATCAAGCATACAAATTATTTTACAAAATAGAACGGCTGGCAGATATACCAATGATAATGCTTGGATGTATTGGAATCCTACAGATACTTCTATGGAAAGAGTTGGTTTTATAGAAACCATAAATTATTCTTTTGGCAAGGATGTATGATAAGACAAGCTACAAAATACGACAAAATACAATTACAAAATATGATGCGAATGTTTAGGGATGAAAGCCCAATAGAACAATATAAAGACATTGATAATCCTGATTATTTTAATTCCATTATAGATAGTATTATTGCAGGGCGTGGCGTAATTTTTATAGAAGATAACATAGGATTTATTATGGGTATCATTAGCCCTATTGTATGGTGCGATAAAACTTTTGCATTGTATGAATTAGCATGGTATGTAAAACCTGAATATAGACATAAAACAGTTGGATATAAATTATTAAAAGCTTATATAGGTAAAGCTAAAGAATTAAAAGAGCAAGGTAGAATTAAATTATTTACAATGACTAAAATGATAACTAGCCCTGATATTAATTATGCTAGATTTGGATTTAGTAAAATAGAAGAAAATTGGATGCAATGATTCGTTTTATATTAATTTT